CCTATCGTAGCGGAACGCTTTGACGAGGCTACGTGCCGTGACGAGTTTGAGGGCGACCATATCTGTATCTTGCACGGGCTTGAAAAGGCTATGGTCGGAACTACCGAAGTTATGAGGACCCTTGACAAGCCTCGCACGCTTGAAGACCTCCAAAAGTGGCTGACCGACCACAACTTTATGACCGACTGCAAAATGCAACTTATCGCTGAAAAGGGCACTGACGAACTCACGATAGATTGGATTGAAAAATGGGCTGCTCGGGACGATTACCGCAGTTATCTGTTTGACCGGGAATTTACCGAGGACGTTCTGTGCACTGTCGCCGTTTATGAACGCAGTCTGTGTATCAAGTGCCTCGCCGACGACTATAACGACGAGGACACCCGGGAACTCCACAAGGACGAATACTCCAAAGAAGAATTGCAGGACCCTAATCTGCTCCGGGAACTCAAATACAAGGACGCAGAGGAATTTTTTGAATACAACACGGTCCGTGCCCTGCCGTATGCCCACGCAGCGACCCCGCTCATTATTGAGGGCTTTGACGTGGACTCCGACCGATGGGAAAGTTTCAAGAATGCCGTCAAGGGCTAGTCTGCTGCTATATATCTAACGTCAACAAATTCACAAAAGGAAAATCAAATGATTTCTATTGAAAAAGCCAATCTTATCGCTGCCCTCAAAAAGGTTATGCCCGGTGTTGAAAAGGGTGCAACCGTCATTGACGGGGCAGACCAACTCTTGTTCACGGGTGCGTCCGTGAGTTCCTATAACGGCGAAATCGCCGTGTCCGCCCCCTGCGATACGCAGAACGTTTCGTTCTCGGTCAAGGGTGCCGACTTTTACAACCTCGTTTCTCGTATGTCGGACGTTATGATTTCGCTTGAAATCGTGGATAACAAGGTCAAGTTGAAAGCGGGTCGCACGAAGGCTTCTATGACCCTGCTTGACTCGTCAAAGGTCTTGGAACTCGTCAAGGACCTCAACCTTGCTTCTCTTGAATACAAGCCCCTCTCCGAAGACTTTGTGGACGGCGTGCGTATCTGTGCCCTCGCAGGCAACGTAGAGGCTATCCGTGGCGTGGCTGTCGGCGATTGTGGCGACACGTCCGCTATCTTTGAAACCGACACTAACCGAGTCTGCATTAACAAGTTGCCCGAACCGATGGAGTCTTTTTGGGTGGACGACGGCACGTTCAATGACGCACTCAAGGTCGGCACTCCCAAGGAATATAGCGTGAGCGACGCTTGGCTGCACCTCAAATACGAGGACGGCACCGTGTTCTCCGCAAAGCGTAAGGACCATTCCGCCTACCCGTTCCCGGTCCTCGCCGGGTTCCTTGACTCGTTCAAGGAAGCAAAGGTCGTCTTGAAAGGTCGCCTGCCGAGCAACATTTCCGAAGCAGTTTCCCGTGTCGCTATCCTCGCCTCGGGTTCCGAAAACAAGAACGCCCGTCTTGTGGAACTCACGTTCAACAAGGACGAACTTGACCTCTATGCCGTCAAGTCCGGCGGTGAAGCGTCCGAGTCTATCCCGTGGGAAACCCCGCTTGAAGAAGACCCGCAGGGTATCAAGGTTTGGGTTGACACTGCGTTCTTGCTTGAAGCCTCTAACAAGGTAATGGATTTCACGCTCTGCTACCTTGATATGCACGACGGACAGCCTGCTTCTCTGTCGCTCGTGTTCCAATCCGGCGACTACACGCAGTTCGTTTCGGCTGCAAAGAAGTCGTAATAAATCTCTGCATAGAAAAGGGTGTCGGGGCGTTGTTCCCCGGCACTCTTTATCCACTTTTAATGTTTACGAGTATATATGGGTTTCTTCAAAATTCCTACAAGTATCGCTGCTATGGGCAGTAAGCCCAAGTTGACAGGCTGTGCAATTTGCAAGTTGGACCAATCGGGCAAGGACTCTACGTTCGCAGGCAACGGCAAGGACCGGGTTTTAATCCTCTGCGACCACCCCCGAGGCAAAGAGCACAACGATAGTGAAACGGTATTTCTCCACAAAATGTATGACTACTTGTGGGATTTGCAAGGCAAGCGTGGTTTGCCGAACGACTTTTTGGACGCTGCGTGGGTCGGATATGTTCTCCCCTGCCCGTGCACGAAAGACGACGAACCGAAGCCCGACTGCTGCAAGCAGAGGCTTGACAGGCTTATTGCAGAACTGAAACCGCACGTGATTATCCCTATGGGTCCGACCGCTATACAGACCCTCATTTGGGATAGAATGTCGGGGCGTATCGCCAAAACGAAGCCGTCCGACTTTTACGGAAAGCAAATCCCGGACCGCCATTATAATTGTTGGATTTGCCCTACCTACTCCCCGGAATTTTTGACGTGGCAGCGTGACGACGGATGCCCGAAAATGTATTTCTCGCAGCATATCCGCTCGGCGTGGCAGTTGGTTAATAAAGCACTGCCGAAACTCCCGACCGACGTTCGCACCACGGGCGACCCCGAACAGGCTGCTGCTTGGATTGACGAGATTATTGAATGGGGCGAAACCGACCAACTTGACAAGTGCCCCGAGGGTTATCACGACGTAGCGATTGACTACGAAACCACAGGTCTTAAACCCCATCGTGAGGGGCACGAAATCAAGGCTGCGTCCGTCGGCTACCGCAAGGACGGCGAGTATCACGCTATCGGATTTTGGTGGGATGCTGACAACAAGCATTTGATTGACTCTTGGTATCGCCTCACGCATCACAAGACTATCGGGCTTGTTGCTCACAAGGCGGACTACGAAGCCTGTTGGACCCATTTTAGGGCGGGTCTGCATAACAGCAGGACCGACTATCCTACGAATTGGTCTTGGGACACGTGCCTCGGTGCACACGTCATTGACAACAACCAAAAAATCGGTCTTAAATTACACACCTACTGCGAACTCGGCGTTATCGGCTACGACGACAAGGCTGACAAGTATATCACTACTACTGCCGAGGGCGAAGCCGACAAATACGGAACGAACGCATTCAACCTGTTAAAGGCTTCTCCGAGCGTTCCGAGGGCGGATATTGCTTTCTACTGCGGACAGGACTCACTCTACTCCATTTATATCCGTGATAGCCAATCCGCCCAAATGGTCGGGCTTGAAAAGCCGTTCCGCTTCTTTATGGGCGGTATGGACGCTCTCGCCCGTGTGCAGTCCGAAGGTCTGCCGATTGACTACGATAAGATTAAAGACCTGCGTAAGGAACTTGAAGACAAGTTCAAGGAATCCGAGGACGCTGTTAGGGCGACCGACGAAGCAAAGCAGTGGTGTATGCAGCACCCGGGCGAAACGTTCAACCCGATGTCTAACAAGCAGATTGTGGACGTGCTGTTCAAGATTTGCAAGTTGAAACCGCCCTCGGGCAACGAGGACGCAAAGGGCGATACCCTTGAAAAGTTGGGCACCCCGTTCTGCAAAGCCGTTCTCGGTATGCGTCGTTGGGCAAAGATTATGGATTTCTTGGACGGCTACAAGCGTGAAGCCGTTTGGGATGACGAAAAGCAGTCCTACCTTATCCGTCCGTTCTTTAACATTTCCACGGGTGCCGGGGGCGAAAGTGACCCGGGTCCGAAAACCTACCGCTCGTCTGCGGACTCTCCGAACTTTCAAAATATCCCCAAAAGAGATAAAGAAATGAAGAAGTTGCTCCGCAGCCTGTTCGTGGCTCCCCCGGGCTACCGCTTTATGGAAATGGACTACAAGAGCCTTGAAGTTATGGTGTCTGCGTCATATCACCACGACCCGCAAATGATACATTATCTGCAAAACCCGTCCTCGGATATGCACCGAGATACGGCGTGCGATATGTATATCCGTAAGCCCGAAGAACTTACGAAAGAGGAACGTTCGTCCATCAAGTCCGGCTACGTGTTCTCGTCTTTCTATGGTGCGTCCTACAAGTCGTGTGCCTTGAATATGTGGAACAATATGCCCAAATACACGAAAGAGCACCTTGCGAAAGACTGCAAGATTACCAACTACGCCAAGTGGGAGGCTCACGTCAAAAAGGGCGACGACATATTTTGGAACCAACGTTTCAAGGTGTATAACGCTTGGCGTGGCACCGAATGGGAACGCTACCAAAAGTTCGGCTATGTGCAGTCCTACACCGGGTTCCGCTGTTGGGGTCCGATGGGCTACACCGAAGCGACTAACCGCTGCATTCAAGGCTCGGCTTTCCATATCCTGTTGAAAGCCTTGACCTACGACTTGCAGGATATTAAGAAAGCAGGCTTGCAGTCCGTGATTATCGGACAAATCCACGACGCTATTATCGCCCTCGTCAAGGAAGGTGAAGAAGACAGGTTGGCACAGATTGTCTATCACAACGGCGTGGAGCGTGTAAGTAAAGAGTTCCCGTGGATTTGTGTCCCGCTCGTGATTGAAGCCGAGGCTTCCGCCGTGGGTGGCTCTTGGGCTAAAATGACTGACGTGGGTGCCCTCGGAAATAACGGCATCGCCGACCCGGAATGGATTAAGAAGTTTGAGGTCGCTGCGTGATTGAACTGAACCGCCTGTATAACGCCGACTACCTTGACGGAATTAAGGATATTGACGACAAGAGCATTGACCTTATCGTCACGGACCCCCCGTATCTTTTTGACAACGGGAATTGGTATAAGTCCGACATTCTCGGCGAAAACAGCGTCTATACGAACTCCGAGTTGTATGACAATTTCGGTATGATGAAAACCGAAATGGGTCGGTTCGGAGAGGACGATATAGCCACGCTCTACGACGCAGTTATCCCGAAAATGAAAAAGGTCAATATGTTCTTTTTCTGCTGCGAGGAACAGGTCCCAATTTACGGAATGGAAGCCCGTAAGCGTGGATTGCATTACAATATCCTCGTATGGGAAAAGCCCCTCTCTATCATAAACAAGAACCGCTTCTCTATGAACACTGAATACGTGGTCCGTGTGTATGATTTCGGAACGGGCTTGAACAGGCTGAATAACAACGAGGTCTATAACAAGGTTCTGCACGACAGCCGGGTTACTGACAAGATACACCCGACGCAGAAACCCGTGTCCATTTTCCGCAAGTTCATTTCGCTCTGCACGCAGCCGGGGGATATTGTGTTGGACCCGTTCGTAGGTAGCGGAACCGCTGCCGAAGCCTGCGTGTATGAAAAGCGTAAATTTATCGGATTTGAAAAGGACCCTAAAATCTACGAGGACGCAAACAAGCGACTGCGTAAACTGACAGGTCCGTTCCGTCTGTTCGGAAATATCGGAGTATAACTACTAACCTGCTATATCATAAGCGAGGAAAATTATGGCAAGTAATTTTGACGTTGCAAAGAAAGCCCTTACCGACATTCAAGCGGTCGTCACCGAAGCCGTTGACAAGATAGACGAACTCCCGCAAGACGACCTCACGATTGAGAACGTCTGCCACGCCCTGCTGAAAAAGTATCAAGGACACGAGCCGTCCTTGGGCGACGTGCTGACGTTCAAGACCTCTATTGAACTTACTCTCCATAACGACTACGGCGTATCTACGTCCAAGTTTGAATAGACTTTGTGCCCCTGCTGTATTTACCGCAACACAATCACTATGGGGTCTCCCTGCCCCATATCCATCTTTGGCACAGCAGCGGGGGCACTCCCCTTTTAACCCTAAACCGAGGATAATACTATGATAGGCTCTATTGACACCGACGACGTGTTGGAAAAACTAAACGAGGTCCGTGAGTCTTTTACGGACAAATTGGACGAAGCCGTTAGTGCCGTCAAGGAACTCGCCGAAGAATACGAAAACCGCATTAGCGATTTGGAGGGCGAGTCCTGCAACAAGGACGACGAGATTGACGAATTGCAGAACAAGTTGGACGAACTCTCGTCCGGGGGCGACCTTGAATTGTATGCAACGTCTATGCTCACCTCGTTTACAGGGAACGAGCCTAGTTTGGGCGACGTTCTCGCATTGAAAGAAGACCTTGAAAAACTCTTAACAACCAAGTACAACGTATCATTAGGAAACCTCTAATATGTCCCTTTATCAAAAATACAGACCGCAGACGCTCGCCGAAATGTATGGAAACGACAGCGTAATCAAGGCTATCCGTGAACATTTCACGCAGGCGGACCGTAGCCGTATCTCTCACTGCCATATTATCAGCGGTTCTAGCGGAACGGGCAAGACGACCGTCGCTCGTGCTATCGCTACCGAACTGCTCGGGGCTGACCCCACGTTCGGCATTCACGAAATCAATACCGCCGACAACCGAGGCATTGACACCGCCCGTGATATTATTGACAAGATGCGTGGACTCCCCCTCAAGGGTCGCTCCGTCGTGTTTATCATTGACGAAGCCCACGGAATGACGGCGGACGCTAAACGTGCGTTCCTCAAGCCTACCGAGGATATGCCGAGCCACGTGTTTTTCTTTTTCTGCACTACTAACCTCTCGCAGTTGCTCAAAGGCGACGAGGGCAAGGCTCTTGGAACCCGCTCTACCCAATGGAAAATGGAACCGCTCAACGCCCGTCAGTTGGGTAAGTTAATCCTCAATACCGCCGAGGCTGAAAATTTCAACGTGGACGACAAGGTGCTGACCTCGCTCATTGAGGTCGCCGACGGCTCTCCCCGTGCTGCTCTCGTGGCTCTTGAAAAGATTTTGGGCGTTCCCGACGACATTGAAGCCCAACTAAAAATCCTTGAAAGTGCCTGCGTTGAAGAAGACCCGAACACACTTGAATTTTGCCGTGCCCTGTGCGACAAAAAGCCGAGTTGGAATAAAATTTCCGACACGCTCCGTGAAATGAAAGGCAAGGTGGACTCCGAAACTGTCCGCCGTGGCGTTCTCGGCTACTGCACGACTATCTTGCTGAAAGGCTCTAACGACCATATCTCCCGTGTTATGGAGGAATTTGCAGTGAATACGTATGACACCGGGTTCCCGGGTCTTGTGTTGGCTGCTTACCGCTCTCTCCACTAACACAGCAGGTCGGCATATACTACTATCGGTGTATATGCTAACTGCAAGGACGGATAGCACAATCGGTGGTGCATCGGACTCATAACCCGCAGGTTCCCGGTTCAAGTCCGGGTCCGTCCATAGCAATTTAACCCTTAAAGGAAACCAACTATGAGTGAAAACTACAAATTCTCAATAGACAAGATTGACCCGGACCTTGCCATTGACTTTATGGACTTGCAGCCTGCCGTGGCTATGCAGTCGTCGCTCTACGGGTATTTCAGCGAACTCGCCGTTGACGCACGTGCCGAACGTGACGCTGCCGTGGACGAACTCACGAAAGCCGAGGGCGAAGTGGAACTTGAAATCCGCAAGAACGCCGAGGAAAGCAAGCAGAAATTGACTATCCCCGAAGTCACCGCAAAGGTAGCGTCCCATCCCCGATTGGTTGAACTGCGTGCCCTCGTCGTAGAAAAGAACAAGGCGTTCTTGAAGTTGGACGGCAAGGTTAAGGCGTTGGACCACAAGAAGTCTATGATTGAATGTGCCGTGCGTATGATGCTCTCCAAGTCCAACCTTATGAGCGAAAAGGGCGTGGTTGAGGATTACGGCGAAAATTACAGCCGTGACGAAATCCGCCGGAACTTGAAGCGTGATTAGCAACAAAGTAAGAGATTACCTACTATGGGATATACTATCTAGTTGCTATATTATGATTGCCCGTCGGGGTTCTCCGTCCCGGCAGGCAAATGTGTGAAAAGTGAACAGAGAATAACCGCAAACAGCAAACAGAAAAACAAAAGGAGTTAGATATGGCAGGCTATGACCGTAACCGTATCAACTTGGGTCGCAGGACCCAACAGCAGACTGACACCCGTGATAACAACGGCGGTGTCGGAAGACAGGGATTTATGAACTACTCGCAGTGTGGTCTTAAATTCTTCAAGTTGGGAGAAGTGGGTTCCTACCACGATTTGAACATTCTCCCGTGGACCATCGGTTCCAAGAAGCACCCGGAAGTCGCAGCCGGAAATATGGACGTTGGCGACCCGGACTACGTGCTTGACGTTATGGTTCATACCCGTATCGGACCGGGCGAAGGCGATTACGTCTGTCCGAAGAAAAACTACAACAAGCCGTGCCCGATTTGCGAACGTGCTGACGAACTTTGGAAGAATGAAGCGACCAAGGACGACGCACGCAAACTCTTTGCACGCCGTAAGTGTGTCTATCTTGTGCAGGAATTGACTGAAACGTTCCACGCCAAGGACAAGACCCAAAAGCCCCTCATTTTTGAAACCGCTCACGCCACTTTCAGTAAGGAATTGCAGAGCCGTGCGACCTCTTGTCTGCGTGGCAAGGGTGTCGTGAATTTCGCTGACCCGAACGACGCAGGTAAGGTCGTTTCGTTCTCCGTGAACGAAGGCACTATGGGCAACGGCAAGAAGTTCAAGGAAGCCGGAAACTTTGAGTTCAACGAACGTGTGGAAGAAATCTCCGACGAAATCCTTGACAACTGCCCGTCGCTTGACTCTATGTTGGTCGTCAAGTCCTACGACCAACTCAAGGCTGCTCTCTATGGCGACCCGGAAAGCACTGACGAAGATTTTGAAAATCAGCAGGACCCGGACGCAGAACAGGGCGACGAACAGGGAACACCCGCTCGTTTCCGTGATAACACCCCGGCTCGCTTTGAAGAAGAACCTGCCGAAGAAAACCCGGCACCTCGCCGTCGTGCTGCTGCCCCGGTTGAAGAAGAAGA